TTTGAGCATGTCAACAAATCTGCTATTGTAGTAAAAATTACGCCCGTCGGTTGCGGCAGTAGGGCACCATTCGTCAGCGTTTACTAACTTGAGACGAGTGGCTAAATTACCAAAAAAACTTGCACGAAGTAACAAGCCCACACGGGCTGTGATTAATTTTTCACGGATTTCACGATCCAATTTAGGATCAGTAGGACCACATAGGTCCTTGAATTTATCGGATTCTTTTTTGTTTACTGAAGTAGCTGTGCTCATAAGTGTCCTGATTATTAACTATACTACTATTATACTACGAATGGATTTTCCGGTCAAACTGTTATTAAAACAATGACATAATACAAAAAAATCCAAATACTACCCACCCAAGGCATAGCAATAAACCAATGCCATCACTTTTAGTATAACCTTGAGATATTAATTCGGGTTGATTAGTATTATGATTATATCTATATTTTGGTTTTACTGTGGTAAAGATATTTCTAAAAAAGAAAAATATAACAATAAAAGGCAACACCAGAAATTCAAATATATTCATATTCAGCTCCTACTTATTATTAACTATACAACTATTATACTACAAATGAAATTTCTGGTCAACCGGTGCTAAATAAGGGTGTAGTTCGCGATACGGACATATCCAACTACTCTAACAGTTTATAAGGAACCGTCAGCATGACTATTTACTATCTATACAAAAAGACCCATCAAAAGACAGGGTTAAAATATTTAGGTTACACTAAAAGAAATCCTTACACATACTCAGGTTCTGGGTCCTATTGGACAGCACATCTTAAAAAGCACGGCTACACCATTGATACCGAAATACTACTTGAAACCGACTCTAGGGATGAAATAAAAATAAAAGGTCAATATTACAGCACTTTATGGAATATTGTCAACGCAAAAGACATCAATGGTAAAAAGCTATGGGCAAATCTCAAACCTGAAGCGGCTGATGGTGGAAGCATTCCTAGAACAACTCCGCATCCACAAAAAGGCAAACCAAGCGGTAGAAAAGGTCAGACTATTGGTCCTCATACCGATGAGCGGAAGCAGAATATCGCTAAGTCTAAACTAGGCACTCACAAAGGAATGACCTACGAGGAAATCTACGGTAAAAAGGCCATGGCTATACGCAAGGATAGATCGATAAAACTTAAAAAGTATATCAACGAGAATCCTGATATACGAGCTGGTAAAAATAATGGCAATGCTAAGTTCTACGAATTTATTAGCCCAAATAAACAGTTATATTCTATCAACGGGTCAATAGTTCAGTTTTGTAAACAAAATAATCTTAATCTAACAGGCGTGTATAAGTGTATTAACGGTCAGGTGGATAGTTATAAGGATTGGCAGATTAAGCGTTTAAATATTTTAATATAAAAAAACTCTGCGCAGACTCTGACCAAAAATCAAGACAAACTTGTGACTCATAATGATAACGATTGTGAAATCCTTCGCTTTTCATTACTTCCCACGTGTCTTTGTCGTGTTCGACTAGTCCTTGATGATGCCGTATTGTAAATCCTAATTCACGCTTCATACGCCAGGATATTAACATAGTGCTACGGCCATATTCTTCTAACAAACGATGGTGCAGTTCTTCGAACTCGCGTACACTATAGAATATGATCAGATTCTTTTTAATAGTTGTCTTCAACAGGTAATCCTTTTACAGTGGTAATTGCCTTACGAGCATAATGTTTAATATTTTCTTCGTGGCTCATACGTTCAATATCTTCTAAGGCAGTCATCATAATTTCTGATTCTTCGGCCATTTTATACACACGGTTACGTAGGTTACTAGCGTCAATCCAAGAACCAATGGCACTAATTAATCGGGCAATTAACCAACTCCAATTAATCATGCAAATCGTAACCTAAACATCAGAGCATCTCGATCAGTGGCAAACCAATAACAATCTTCGTGAGGCCCTTCGACAACAATTGCGGCCGCCATATCTGGAAAATCTTTCCACCAAGCAATATTCCACTCGCCTATATTAGCTAAACACCAAGGCTCGCATTCTGTGTAGTGAGTGTAGGTTTTTACTGGAATAGTCAAATGAGGATTACGATCTATAGCCACTATGCCCACCTTAATAGGAATGATACATAATCTTGATTGTCATAAAATATAAACTTTGCCCTATTGTTATACAATTCATATCGCATACAAGTTGCATAATCTATAAACTCTCGTTGACACCAAGCTAAAATTTCATCTAGGTCAAGAAACTCCAATGGTATATCATGTTCCCATTTGCCAGATGGATATTTGCTGTTCCAATGCCCAGGTTTAAGACTCATTTAAACTTTAACCTAAACAAAGTAGCATCCGCAGGATCAATAAAGTAAAAAACGCAAACTTCATCAAAGTAGGCGCTGACATCCGACGTTTCGACCAACTCAGACCACACCAAACTTAACTTATTTTCTATACAATATTTTTTCATAGCCCACATTCTAAACGCAGGGTCAGCAATCATTACCTGGTGGCATTTAGCTAGAACATTGTCTTCGGGCCTAGGAAGGGTGTAATTGTTTACATACATTATTGGCCAAACTTTAATAAGAATACTGTATATTTTTTATCATCTATAATATCATAATCTAACCGTACACCACCGGTGTAGGAGTCTACTCCTAATTTAATTCCGTAGTATTCTCTAACATAGTCGTTAAATGTAAGGAACCCTTGCCCAACAGGAACCGCATCAGCCAACCGATCCCATTCTTCTTTGCATTTTTTTAAGCGAACAAATTTTTCGGTATCGCCACCTATGATGGTATCCAAACGGGCCGCGGCATTGGCATAGTACTCATTCTTGCTCATCATGCCACCATTTAATTGTTTTTGCTCGTAGTTTAACTAAGGTAAACTCGTGTGGATCTACTCTTAGTCGTTTAGCGTCCCACACAGGTTTGATCATGTACACACCATTGGCATTTTCCAACCACACACGCTTGCTACGGGCCACAAAGTCGTCGTGAGTCTTAAAGCACATCTTGCCGTTATCGGCAGGAGAGCAGTTATACATACACCAGTAGCGCCATTTGTCACCAAAGATGGTGCCATCGTACCCAGGATCTATTTCGTAATAGTAATTCATTTAGCCCACTTTAATTGAAAATAAGTTGCCCATGCTTCGTCTCGAAAATCAAATTCTACTGTAGCTGGAGTTATTACATCGTCTCCTAACCACGTATTTACTGCCGGAGTAAAGCGCCAAGTGTAATCTTTGTCACGTTTTAGCCCTTGATCATTGATTTGGTCGTTGTACAAGAAAGCCTCGTGGGCTGTTTTTACTATAATCTTTAGCCCCATCGCAACATGAACCAAGTGTAATCTTCATCGTTATCAAACACAATCTCGGTACCTAACACCTTGCAACGATAAGTTTCTCTCCAACGTTGAAAATATTGCCTGGGCTGTTCTAGTGTTATAACAGGCAGTGCCCGTACGGCATTCCAGTATGCTTGATGAAATCCTGGATCGGCCATACTAACTTTAACCATTTGAATCACCGTACTTGATTTTAAACCAAGCTAGTTCTTTATCACCTTTAAGGTATAGCATGTATTGTTGATACACAATATAGTATGCCCAATATTCATTGCTTATATCCCCATCACCAACAATACTGTTACTAAGTCCATATGTATCTACACACCATCGTCGAACGTTGTGAAAAGACAGCATATCATTGATTTGAATTCCATATTTGAAGCATCTGTTGTCACGAGTTTCGTGTATGCTGTAGTTGTTCATTATTGCGGCCATTTCTGCCAAGACTTGATTGTGGGCTTCTTTCCAGTAGTCATATTGAGTTTTCATGTGTATAAAAGGTTGGAGGGCGGTGCGAACACAGCCCTGTGTAAACGACTACACCACCCTCCTTGGACTACTAGGCTGATGCCTGCAAAATATACTTGCCATAGCGTTGATGGAACTCATCAAAGTTCTTGAGCTTGGTAGGCTGAAACGGTAAGTTGTATGTGGTAAGTGCAATTCTAGCACCCATAACAACCAACTCAGTTTCAAAATTCTTCATCATGTAAGCAAAGAAGTTATCAGCCATTTCGTGGAACTGTTTATCCGACACCTTGGCTTCAATTGCGGCCTTAAGCTCGTAGCACATGGAGATCACCAAACTATACATAGCCGATACTTCTTTAACATTCAGCTCTTTTTCCTTACCACTCAAGATATCTTCTGGCTTGGGCATACGACCAGCAACCTTGCGGTGTGCCATAAACTTAACAGCAAGTCCTTCGCCCACAGTACCAGCAATCAAGTTCATGATGGTATCATCATCACCATCTTCGTCTTCGAGTAATTCTGACACGAATGTCCATGAGCGTGGTGTTGCAAAAGCACGACTAGCACTTTTAGCATCAAAGTCGTAGAGGTCTTGTTTAGCGTATGAGATGTAACCTACCACGTCCTTGTGAATGTTCTTGTTTACAGCCCATTCCTGCCATGAACTAAAATCACACTTCATCTCTTGGTGGATGAAACGATTTGCCAGCGGTGTAGGCATACGGTATGTAACACCTTTGTCTGACTCGCGATTACCTGCGGCAACCATTACTACATTCTTAGGCAATTTATATTTGCCAATGCCTCGATTCAAGATCAACTGATATGATGCGGCTTGAACTGATGGTGCAGAACTATTAAGCTCGTCCATAAACAAGACTACGATAGGATATTGGCTGGCCAATTCTTCAGTAGGCAAATCAATGGGCTCTGCCCAATCCATCTTGCCAATTTCTTTATTGTAAAAAGGAATACCACGAATATCTGTGGGCTCCATCTGACCCAAACGAAGATCGATCATGTAGCCACCAAGTTCGGCAGTGATGTCTGCTACCAGTTCTGACTTGCCAATACCAGGAGGGCCCCAGAGAAATAATGGGCGTTGTTTTTTAAATGCTTTGAGTAGACTCTTGCGAGCTTGCACCGAAGTGACTGTACGAGTTTCTGACATAAGGGCTGTGTCCTATAAATTGTGATTAAAATTAACTACTAAACTACATTGTACTACAAAATGATTTAACAGTCAAATGCTAAGGCTTGTTCGTAGCCTTCGGCTTCCAGGATGATGTCGCGAACATTTTCGCGGTCAACTGTGTCGCCACAGAATTCACCACCTGTTGTATATAGACGACATTTGTAAAGTTGTGTGGCCAGGTTAATTTGGGTAGGAGTAAATCCGTAATCGTAGATACCATTAGGGCCATAAAATTCAAGCATATAACGAGTAAAGTCCATTCTTGCTCCTTATTATTAACTATACAACTATTATACTATTAAATGGATTTTTGAGTCAACCGATCGATGATCTGTTGTTGTAAAACTGCAACATCGTTACGGTCTACATAAAAGTCGGTGCGTGGGTCATAGTACTCTCCAGCTTTGGGATCGTAGTATAATACAGCACCACTAGGGTAATGAAAAGGGCCTTCTAAACCTGCACGTGGGCCAAAGTTAGGATTGTGTTGGAAAACGGTGTAAGCCATATCAAACTCCTTTTAATTACTATACAACTATTATAGCAAATAAGGAGTTTTTGGTCAACCTGGTTATTTTACGCAAAAAAATGTAGTGAAACACCAACTAGCATCAATAATCTGTATGTTCTTAAAACCTATGTTAGATAAAGTTTCTAAATACCACTGTGGACTATCAATATACATAATGTCGCGAACACTTGCGGCCTTGGCTGCAATTTCTTCTGCAGATACACCTACACTAGATTTAAAGTCGTGGTAAAACTCTATCATTGTAGGATCCTGGCTAGTTTTTTCACTTAGGATTAAAAATCCTCCAGCGGTCAAATTACAATATATGTCTGTCAGATACTGTTCTTTATCTTTGATAAAATGTAAGGTCCAATTACAAAGAACACCGTCAAATGTTTTGTTAGGAAATTGATCGCTGTGCAAAATTCTAGCAATATTAGTATTGCAGTGATTTAACATGGCATGGCTAGCTTCAACACCGGTTAAATTATTAAATCCTGCTGAGTGTAGTCTACGTAAAGTTTCGCCCGTGGCACAGCCTACATCGATGATAGCAGAATCTTTGTTTAATAATTTTTGACAAACCGCAACATTTTTATCAATTACTATATCGTAATGGGGAATATGATGTCGTGCATGATCAACAAAAGTTTCTGCTATTGTTGTATCAAACTGCCAGGTCATTTTTTTGCCAACCAATCAACATAATTTTTATTCCACTCATTGCTGTCTTTAAAAATGTTATCTGTAAGTGAATGTTTTTTTACTGTGTGGTCTCGATAAAATTCTATCATAAAACGGCCAATCTTTTTAGGATCTCTAATCATGCCAAAGTTATCTGGCCATGCAGTTTTCATTTTTTCATAAACTGATAGGTCTGCTCTAAACCCAGCCAATTCCATAATTAGTCGAATAGCCGCTATACTAGAGTTGGCCGCGGTGCAATAGGCACTGCCGTTAACTGCAACCAGCATGGTCATATTGCCAGTTTGCCATTCAGTGTAGGGAATATTATACTCTAAGTCATTCCAAAACTCAGGACTTATTTCTGCTTGGGTATTGTTCCACATCCACTTGGGATGCCGACTTTCAACAATAACGTGATCCCCACGCTGGGCTAGTTGGTTTAGGAACCATACGTGATCGTGATGCCCAAATATAACGCCCCAGCAAAACACAATATCAAACTTTTCTGTATTGTTGGCAAAGAAATCATCTAGGCCTTGGTTAATAATAGTATAGCGATCAGGATCATAATACTTGCCTAGTAGATCTGTTGCGGTAGCACAAAACTCTTTGCTGATCTCTACTCCTGTAACATGAGACGCACCATTGGCCAAGCACCAGTCAGCTGTTTGTCCAATAAAGCTACCAATGTCTAAAATACGTTTACCGGCCACACGTTCTGGGCTCAACAATAATTCGTGTTTCATTACAGTAATATTGTTGTTATAAGGTACACCACAGTTGGGTGGTTTGTTTGCACGGAAGTCTTGTTCCAGAAACTCTGGATGGTCTAAAAAACTATTTTTCATTGGCTAATTTCTTTAATGTGTTAAAATTGCGTGCCTGCAGACGTCCAAGGCTTTCGGCGGTTCCGCCATATTTCTTAACATTAAGCCCTTCAATAGATTGTTGATTTACAGGGTCTTTGAATCCGTTGTTGATTACTTGATTCATATCTTTAACGATTTCTTTAGGAGTTCCTGCTGGTGCCCATATACCATACCATACTCCGATTCCTAGTTCTGGATGTTGTTTTGATACACTAACAACTGGAGATTCAGGTTTAATCTTGCGAATAACTTCTGCACCTTGATCATCGAGCGTGGCAATAACATTAATTTTATCAGCGTCAAAATGTGGAGCAACTGCTACCCAAGTATCCCAGGCAAAATCCACGTGACCACCCAGCAAGTCAATAAGTTGAGGTCCAGACCCTTTGTATAAAATAATATTAGGCTTGGGCAATCCTTCTACTCGAGCCCACTCTATAAAAACATTAGCAGTATTAGCATTCCAAAATGCCACATTAAACTTATCTGGATTTGCTTTTACGTAAAATTTAAATTTTTCGTAAGTGTTAATGGGCGTGCCTTTTTTAACAGCAAGCACGTAGCTTACATTGGCTACTGGAACAACTGGTGTAAAACTTTTTTCGTTGTATTCAATGCCTTGTGCTTTGAATGCAATGTTAGCATCAAGCAATCCAGTACCACTCATAAACACTGTTTGTCCGTCGGGTTTGGCCCTAGCAGCATAGTTGCCACCTATAACTCCGTCTGCTCCTGCTTTATTAACAACATAACTTTTCCATCCGTGATCCTGGAATATTTTATCTACAATACGGGCCAACTTATCTGTTGCACCACCTGGTGGATACGGAACTACAATTTCAATTGGTTTAGTAGGTTTAAACTCCTGAGACTGAGCAAGCCCGCCGGTGATAGACAACAATAGAACTACAAAATACTTTAACATTTTTTTCCTTAAAATTATTTGGTTGGCCAGTCACGTACAAAATAATACTTTCCTTCTATAGTTTTGGGTCCGTAATTAGTTTTGTTGAATAGGTCATAAAACGCATCTGGGCTTTGTTCAGCAAACCAACTGACATTTTCATTATAATGATTCCAAACTTTTGGTATTTCTTTGCGTATAATATTTCTTAAAACCTGAAAGGCCGGATGATCGCCGAGATACTTGCCTCGTGCATTTTGGCTGGGACTAGTTATATCTACAGCAGGACCGCGCCCTACACTAAGACAAAATTCATCGTAGTGTTTAACACCACAGAATTCTTTTAAAAAATCAGAATTGGCTCCAGGATAGTGTTCTTCAAGATAGTTTGCAAACATATGGCATTGTTTGATATGTAGTTCTGGAAGATCTGGAGTTATATAGAAAAAATCCATAATATTTAAATTGTTAAAATAATGTAAAAATGGAATATCTAGTACGCTAGAATACATTTTGTTTTCTTTTATAATCATGTAGGGTTTTTCTAGTCCACACATAATTCCAGTGTTGCTGTCAGAAATTTTGCATTGTTTTTCAATCATCCAGGTATAGTCGCTAGGTTGAAAAAACCCTCGAACCATGTTCATATTTGCTCGTTCCGACCAGTCCTCACCATACCACTGCTTATAGTCTTCAAGCCCAATGGTCATGGTGGTTATTTTAGCGTTGGGATTGTGTTTTAAATATTGATGGGCCATGGGTGCAATCCAAATTTTGTATTCGTTAGTACGCAAAGGATTTAGACTATAGTCAACAATTAATATCTCGTCGATAGGTATGTTGTTTTTAATAAAAGCTCTGAGTATGCAGTGGCTATCTCTACCACCACTATACAACAGCTTCAAATTGCGATATTTGTGTCTAAGCTGTAAACAACGTGCTAGAAGTAATTGATCCCAG